GTTTCGTTCAGGTCAGCGGCGACGGCCGGGGTGTTGCTGTTGGTGCCACCAGATACAAGCGGGTGCGCGGTGTTGAACAGTTGGACGCCATCACCACCCGGATAGGTAGCCGAGAAGCCGTTGTTCAGAACGTTAGCAGCCTTAACTTGCTTGGTGTAAGCCATAGCACGAGCCAGAGCCTTGGTATAACGAGCCGACAGGGTGTCGTACAGGTTATCTTCCACTGCTTCTTCAGTCAGCGAGAAGCCAAGAGCGATGGTTTCGTGGTTGTATCGGGCGGTCCAAGCTTCTTGCGCGTTGTCGTATGCGATTGCAGCGCCTTCGTTCTTGACCGGAGCAGCCGAGAAACCGGACAGCTTGGTTTCTTCTTCAAAGCTACGTTCCGAGGTTTCGGTTTCGTAGATTTCTTTATGCTCTTCACCGTATTTGTTGTACTCCAGACCAAACAGCGCGTTCAGGCCGGGCAGGAGTTCTTTAAGTAGCTGGGCACGAGAAATTGCCATAATTTATCTCCTTAGATGCCGGTGGCGTTGTTATACGAGTGATAACCGGCGTTGAACTTGACGACCAACTCCGTGAAGTTACCAGACGAGTTAGCGGTGTCCGGCACAACGTCAATGACGCGCATCGGGGTGCTAGCAGTACCAGCGCCGCCCGGGGTGTACACACCAATCTTCGAGTTACCAGTGGTGGTCGAGCCGGTGTTTTGCACAACGGTGACGTTGCTACCGATAACGGTCAGACCCAGATAAGCCGGGGTGAGTGCGTTAGCGCTATCTTCAACGTCGCCAGCAACCAGAACAACCTTGTACAGGGCGTTCGGGTCATCAGAAACGTAAGCGGTAGCGTCGGTAACGCCCGACAGGCCCGGCCAATATTGCGAGAACAGCTTTTGCTTGGTCGAGGGGTTGGTGTACGAACAGCCGAGGAAAACGCCAACCAGACCGGCGACCGGGCTAGCTTCGTCTTGGATGTTCGACTTTGCCACAGTACCGGTAGCGGTAAGCGTAACGATGTCACCGTTGAAAATGTTGGTGCCGTACGAAACCGAAGTGGTAGTGATGGCGAATTGACGAGTTGCACCAGCGAACGGCAGGCCACCAACGAGGTTGATAGGCTTTAGGCCGTACGGGGCAGAAACAGTCGGGTATGCCATATTCTTGCTCCTAATTAAAAGTTACTTGCCTTTTCCGAAGGAAGTAGTCGATTTGCGTTCACGGAAGAGCGGCATGCGAGCATCGTTCTCTTTCATAAAGCTGTTATCGACCGCGTCGGTTTGGGCTTGCGCTTGTGCCGCATAGTGGCTGTTGCGCTGGTCCACAAACTCCTTCGGGGTTTTACAGAGAAGTAGTCCACCGATTTCAATAAAGTCCTTGAACTTACTGTCAGCGTCTACGAAGAATTGCATTTCGGGGTGGTCCGTCAGTTTGACCGGTTCCCAACCTTCACGCATTTTAGAGGAGACATTGCGGGCGTCAGATTGACCCACCATGCTTGTACGAATCCACCGATATGACCAACCCGGCTGCTGCTTAATTTCCGGAAGAAGCTCGGGCGGCTTCCATGCTTCAGGACGCCGATAGGTTTCAGTAGTTTCCAATTCACGTGCGAGACGATTTTCAGCCATTTGCATTCTCCATCTTAATCAGTTCACGAGCATATTGCTCCGGGGTAAGTCCAAGCTTTTTAGCAAGATTAACTTGCGTCTTGGTTAGCACAATCTTCTTTGGCGCGGTGCTACGCGTTGCCGGTGCAACTACTGTGGACGGCTTTGCGCGAGGAGCGGGTTTAGCCTCTTCCTGCGTACTCTCCCCAAAATACTCGGGGAATCTTTTGCGCATCGTAGTGTTAATACGACGGTAATAGTCGTCAGACCTAGGGTCTACGCCTGTTTTAACCAGCTTTTCGTGCAGCCCCAAAGCCAAGCTGGTCATTTCTTCATCGCTTCCAAACCAAGGATTTTGCTCTTGCCACAAAACCGCTTTATGGTCCGGCTGACGAACTTGGGGCCGTTGTGATTCTGTATTTACTACATTTTCTTCATTTTGTACAGGCGTTTGTTTAGAAACATACAAGGGTTTATACCCCGTAACCTGCTGTACTTTCATTTGAGCGCTAGTCAAACGCTCTTGTGCCTGAATAACTTTTTCAGTATCGCCGGCATCGTATGCGTCACGATATTCACGCTTGGCAATATCAAACTCGCGTTCGGCGGCTTCTTTCATGGTGCTCATGAGCATTTCTTCGCCAGACGACAGCGTTGCTCGGAGCTTTTTATTCTCCTCCATGATTTGCTGGGCTATCCGCAAAGCTTCTTCTCGCTCGCGCGACGTTGCTTCTTTGGCTCGGCGTTCATCATGCCAAACCTTTTTAAGCTGCGACATGCGAGTGCGTACGCGCTCGGAATAATCGTTTAGTTCATCTTTTTCGAGGTCGTCCACTACCTCTTGGGGTAGCGGCTCGCGGCCGCGGTCTTCCTCAGGGGTGTCGTCCTCAATTTCGTAAGGGTCTTCGTCTTGGCTGACTACTTCCTCTTCAGCCGCATTTTCTTGCTCGTCCGGAAACTCGTATTCGACCATTTCCATACTATTCTCTTGTCCCGCCATTCTCTTCTCCTTATGCGCGTGAATACCCACGCGGGTCATCCACAACGGCCTCTACCGAATCATCGTTAATAATCCGGAACTCACGTCCATGAATCTTAATGCGGGTGCCGGCATATGCTCGGGTAAGAACAAAATCGCCTTCCTTACACCAAGGTCCGGTGGGGAAACGACTTTCGTCTTTAAAGCACATGTCGCCCATTTTCAAAACAAACAGGACTACCGTAGAGGTTGATTCAATCTCTTTGGTTTTATCTGCTTTAAGCAGACCATTTTCAAACGTATCGCCAACATCAGGGATGGCGCACAGCATGCGATAGCCTTTCGGCTCGGGAAGTTGCGTAGGCATTTGGCCTTCGTTTTGCGTGACTTCTTCAGTCATCGTCTTGCTCCAAAGTTGATGCGAGGTCTTTGATAATCGATTGTGCAATCAGCAAACCCCGAGACTGACCACACAAATACTGATAGTGCGCAAAATCTTTTGCGTTTCCTTCGACCAAGCTCTCGCTAATAGCTTTCTGCTCTTCGTTAAGCTTGGAAATCAAAAACTCAATCGCGTCCATTACTCACCTTTATTCTGGTCGGTGGGTTTTTTCTCAGACTTATTAACTGCTTGGTTATATGCCTGAATGCGAGACTGCATCGACTGATGTTCCATCTGGTTCATCGATTGTTCCTTCTGGTGGGCAAGCTGTCTCTCATGCTTACTTGCGTCCAACCCCATCCGCATGCCCTCACTGCGTTGCGACGCTGCCAACTTCTGTGCGTCCGTAGCTGCCTTCAGACCAACGTCAATGCCCTTCTGGCGTTCTTGTGACGCGATGCGCTCACGCTCAATCTCCAAGCGTTGTTGTTCAATCTGCACATCGGCCATCGCCTTCTGTTCTTTCATCGTCTGCTCGCGCTCTTTAATCTCCAGTTCTTTCTGCTGAATCTGGACGAGCGGGTCTTGCTGCTGTTGTTGCGCTTGTGCCTGCTGGGCTTCGGCGGTGTTCTTCTGGTTGAGCTTTTGAGCGGCTTGGGCAATCAAGCGGGACAGGTCTACTTCAACATCTTCCGGCAGCGCTTCATCCGGCGGCGGCAGCGGTACACCCAGTTGCTCTTCGATTTGCGACCTGTAGGCAAAGGCTAGGTGCTCAGCAATATGCGCTTGGATTGCAGCTTGGATGCCCTGAGCGTTCGGGGACTGCCCAACCATTTGTGACAGCTTCGGGTCTTGCATAAACATCATGTGCGTTTGGATGTGCGCCTCATGGTCCTGATAGATAAATGCCTTGTTCGGCGTGCTATTCAGGAAGTTCATGTTCTCCGTAACCGGGTCTTTGGGCTTTTGTTCCTCATCCGGTGGAATCAGCTTGTCAACGTTTTTGACCCCGAGAACTTCGCACATCTGGCGGTTAAGTTCTTTTTGGTCGTATACCTGCGGTGCGTTCGCTGCCATCTGCATAACTGCTTGCATTTGAACGACTTTTTGCGACATAGTCGCCGCGTTCGGGTCAGATACCGGGATAACTTCTACGTTGTCGTAGTCGGCTTTGCGGGCCTTGCGGTCGCCTTCTTCCGGGTCAAAGTCGTACTCTTCCGGGGCATAATCACGAATAATCGCGGCCAACAGCTTAAATTCTTGCTTCATCGCGTAGTGGATACGCGCCTGCACTGCCGACATAATCTTCAGCGTGCGTTCAAGAATAGCCAGAGTTGTACCCACCGGGGCTTGTGCCGACATATCCGAGACCTTCATATCAGCCGCACTAGCAAAGCGACGGCCTTCTTCGATAATCTGGTTCATCAACCCCATAAGAACTTGGCTGGGTTCTTTGTACGGCAGGGGCATGATGTTGTCCCGGATGGTGCCGCTGGGCACATCCACATCTCTAAACTCGGCCGGAGCAATCGGGGTGTCGTCGCCTTTGATACGCAAGCCACGGGCCTTGAAGCCGCCGGGGAGGTTAGACAGAGTGCCTGCATCCACCAACTGACGAATCAGCATGGTGCCCGACTTGGCGTAAGCGCCAATAAGGTGGATTAGACCGAGGTTGTAGAAGCCAAAGCCGGGGATATAGCCGTAGTGCACAAAGTGCTGACGCTTCTGTTTGGTATCGTCTTCCGGGTCCCAGTTGCGGCGAATAGCCAGAATAGTTTGGGTGCCCTTCTCAATCGTTACCACATACGGCAGAGCCACGCCGGTCTCTTCACCAGACTCATCCGTATCTTCGTCGCCCGCAAGAATCAAATCTACGTGCATCTCAAGCAGCTTGAACCGCTCATCGGACGTAGCGCGAAAGCCCATCTTCTCGGCAATCTTCTTCTCTACTTCGTCCAACACAGCCACCGGCTCGCCAAGGTCTACATCTCGATAGAACCCAGCCACCTGAAGCTTACGAATCTCATTAGATGTTTTGCGCATAACATGAGTGACGCGCTCTGCTGTTCGCAGGTCTGATGCCCCGTACGGCACCAACATATCTTCTGCTGGTACGTAGACAGCCGCTTGACGGCCAAGGTACGGGTCAAAATAAATTTTCTTGAAGGCGTTGCCAGCAAGGCCCAGACCCCACAAAAGACGCTCATGCTCAGGGCGATACTCCGGCATATTCTCGGTGAGCTGGTAGTTCATGTCCTCACGCACGCGGTCTGCGGCGTCGGCTTTCTCCGGGGTTTCCTTGCCGAGAATCTTGGTCTTGACCGGACCTGCAGCGGGGAAGGTCTCCATAATCGTTTCCGACTGGAACTTAACTAGGGCTTCTGCCAGCAGAGGGTGGTACACAGAGCATGCACCGGGCCACGGTTCAGTGCGGTCTTCTAAGCGGATACCCAGCAACTCAAGGCCATCGACGTAAGTCTCAAGCCAATCCCGACGCGACGCGACATCTGTATCAAAATCTGCCAGAAGTTCCCCAGCAAGATGCGTCAGTTGGCCTTCGTCCATCTCATCGGCGAGGTTTGCGTTAAATTCATCATCCGCTGCCGTGTCTGGCTCGATAGTAACTTCCATGCTGCCGTCGTCGAGAGTGACACTTTCCGGGTCTTCGATTTGGATTTCGAGGTCGGGTTGTAGTGTTTCGTCACCAGTCAGCCCCTGCGGAGCCGGATTAATTGCCTTATCAATTGCCATGTCGCGCCCTTAAATTGCGTAAAACCGCTTCTCGCGGCTACTTTTAAATCCCGGAATCTCGTCTTTATAATCAGAATCTAGACGGATAAACCCACCCCTACGGAAGCGCAACAGCGCTTGGGTCATGCTATCCACCATGTCGTCGTGTTCGCCTGATGGAAACGAAGCAACTTCTTCTACCAATTCTTCTGCCCAATTAGTATTAGGCACCCACACCTTGCCAGAAGCGAAAATATCTGCTACGGCATTAAGTCTGGCGATTTTATCGTTACCTCTTGACGGGGTAAACTCCTGTACCGGTATGCCCCGGGCGCGTAATTCAAACACCAACGGTGCGCCGGCCGCTTTTGCTTCGATAATCAGGCTGTCTGGTTCCCATTCGGTGTAACACTCGTACGCCGTTTCTTTTAGTTCTGGGAACTCCATACGCTTTTTGAACGCGTCTAGCAAGATAATGTTGGCATCGTTCTCATCTTCGTTGTTATAGAAGACACCCCACGTCGTACAGGCGGAATAGTCAGCCCGTTCGTGCTTTAAGAACGCGGTATCCCAAGATTGGATAATAAATTCACAGCGCGGCGGGCGTTCGTCTTCCCAAATCTGCCACCATTCGCGTTTAATAATCGCGCTTACGTCGCTGGTAGGGTCTTGTTGGTACTGCGCCATCCATTTTGAGTGCGGGAGTTCGGCTTTTAGCGCTTCAAGTTCCTTCAAAGACCAAAACTGAGGCCATAGGGGGCGCCCAGACGGCAACAAAGCCGGAAACTCGATAACTTCCCATTCTTCTCCACTGCGTTGCGCAGCGGCCTTCAAAACCTGCCCTGTGAGGTCTTTCTTCGACCATCGTGTCATCACAACTACGATAGAACCACCCGGCTGCAGACGCTGACGAGGGCCAGATGTGTACCACTCGTAGGTTTTGTCGTAGATTTCGGGGTTGGTTTCAGACAGTGCTGCTTCTTGTTCGCTGTGCGGGTCGTCAATAATCAGTAGGTCAGCACCTTTACCAGTAACTGCGCCCCCCACACCAATAGCAAAGTACTCTCCGCCTCGGTTAGTAGCCCAGCGACCAGCGGCCTTAGAGTCAGCTTGTAGAGAAACATCAGAAAAGATTGTTTTATAGACATCACTATCCACCAAGTTACGGACTTTCCGGCCAAAGCCAACCGCCAGCTCAGCAGTGTGGGATGTCTGAATGACTTTCTTACCGGGAAAATTACCCAGAAACCACGATGGCAGCAGATAAGACGCAAATTCTGACTTAGTGTGCCGTGGCGGCATGTTGATGATAAGGCGTTTAATCTCGCCTCGGGCCACCCGCTCGAATGCAGCGGCCATTTTCTTGTGGTGTGCGCCGTCAATGAAGCTAGGCCATACGGTATGCACGTACTCCATGAACTCTACTTGGGCTTTTTCGGTCTTTTTCTTACCTTCGTACTCTTCAAGCAGTGCCAAAATGTTTTGTCGTTCGTGCTCTGGCATTAGCGGTAGCGCTAATTTGAGCTTTTTGGCGAGTTCAGGCGTCATTATTTAGCCCTAATTCTGCATCCAAATCTAGCGCCAGCAAATCAAGCGGCTTTTGTACTACTTCCGCTTCAATATAATTGTCCAGCTTCTTCAAAATCTCTGCTTCGATGTCGGTGGACTTGCGG